CTATTTAGCTTTTGGATGAGCTTGTTGATAGACCTTTTTCAGTCTGTCAATACTCACGTGTGTATACACCTGCGTGGTAGAGAGTGATTCATGACCGAGAAAATCTTTCACGGCGCGTAAATCTGCTCCTTTATCAAGCATATGAGTTGCAAACGTGTGCCGCAAAACGTGCGGACTTTTTTTCTTTACCTCCGATACTTGTGATACATAATTTTTAACAATTTTCTGGACGATAGAGTTCGCCAACGGTTTTCCACCTTTTCCAACAAAAAACATTTCTTCTTTCACATTGAGTGATTTTCTGATTTTCAGATATGCTTCCAATGCTTCGCGTGATGGTTTCCCAATTGGTACAATTCTGTTTTTTGATCCTTTTCCCATAACTTTGATGGTTGAATCCCATTCACTGTAATCTTTCAGCTTCAAACCGGTCAATTCTGATAATCGGATTCCTGTAGAATAAAAAAGTTCCAGAATTGCTTTATCGCGAACGCCTTCTTCGGTTGAAAGATTAGGTAAATCCATCAAAGAATGAATTTCTTCTTCCGATAAAAATTCTGGTAACCGTTTTTCAAGTTTCGGGAAAATCAATTGTGCTGCTGCATTACTTTCCAATCGACCTGTGCGTCTTGCATAACGAAAAAAAGTTCTGATAGTAGCAATTTTCCTTGAAACACTTTTTCGGGCAAATTCATCCTGATACAAATGGGAAACAAAATCTTTGAGTTCAAATTTGGTCAGATTTTCGATCTGAACCAACGACTGATCGATTGACTGCACAAATTCGATCAGTTGTTCAATATCTTTCTGATATGCAGTAATGGTGTGGTCGGAGCAATTTCTCTCGATTTTAAGATAGTGAAGAAACTTTGGCAGCAAATTCAGCATGTAGTATGTACTTTATTTCTGAATGAATGTAGTTTTTTTAAGCAATACAGTCAAGGGATTCAGGAAAAGATAATTCAAATAAAACCCTACATGTGATTTGGGTTGAAAGCGGATGAAAAAGTCTGTTAAGTATTGAAAATGGAATTTGCCTCGAATTCACGAATTAAATGATAGAAAATTCCCGTTTTACATCTTTTTAAAATTAAATAATTCCGGAATCCAGAATTCAGTTTCCTTATTCCTTATTCCTTATTCCCTATTTCTTCTTCCTTTTCCCAATTTTTCATTTTCACTGATTGAAATTTATATTACATTTGTTTCGTTATCAGATAATGAATTTCAATTAATTCGGATAATTTATAAGTTATCTCTTTTTTGGACTGAGTATTTCAATTAAAAAATCAAATAATAAACAAAGAAATATAAAAATATGGACACTCTATTTGTAGATTCAATTTATAGTTATTGGTGGATTCTCTTACTTCTTTTATGTGTTGCCCTGTACAAATACATTCTCCGCTTTCTGTTTGGAATGGTGATCGTTCCAGAAGACCGAATTGGTCTCGTTACTAAGAAATATGTGCTTTTCGGCGAGAACAAAGAACTTCCTGATGGCAGAATTGTTGCCACAAAAGGTGAAGCCGGATTTCAGGCAAAAACCCTTGCGCCCGGTATCTATTTCGGAAAGTGGGTTTGGCAGTATTCAATCACGATGCAGAGTTTTACCGTAATTCCGGAAGGAAAAATCGGGCTCGTTTTATCCAAAGACGGTAATGAAATTCCGATGGGAAATATTCTGGGTCAAAATGTGGAGTGTGACAACTTTCAGGATGCGTCTAAATTTTTAATGAATGGAGGTCAGCGCGGAAGACAGACAACCTATATCACTGCGGGTTCTTACCGTATCAACACGTTGCTTTTTCAGGTTTCTGTTACGGATATGATCCGCATTCAGGAAAGTATGGTTGGAATTGTAACCACTCTTGACGGACTTCCAATTGAAGCCGGTCAGATTGCAGGTAAAATGGTTGCCGATCATAACAACTTCCAGAATTTCGATAAATTTATCAAAAATGGAGGTAACCGTGGACTGCAGCCTCAGGTTATACTGGCAGGTTCGTATAATTTGAATCCGTGGGCAATTCAGGTTGAAGAAATTCCCATGACTGAAATCTCAATCGGATTTGTCGGCGTTGTTATTTCCTACATCGGTCAGGAAGGTCATGATCTTACCGGAGTTGATTTTAAACACGGAAATATTGTTGAGAAAGGTTTCAAAGGAGTTTGGCTTGAACCACTCGGACCGGGAAAATATCCGATCAATAAATACATTATGAAAGTCGAACTGGTTCCAACTACAAATCTAGTTTTGAATTGGGCTTCAGCAAGAAGTGAGGCTCATAACCTGGATAAGAATCTTTCCACAATTACAGTCCGCTCAAAAGACGGTTTTCCATTTAACTTGGATGTTGCACAAATCATTCACGTACCCACAACTGAAGCTCCTAAAGTAATTGCCCGTTTTGGAAATATGGTAAATCTGGTATCACAGGTATTGGAACCGACAATTGGAAATTATTTCAGAAATTCAGCACAGGATAGTGATGTGATTGCGTTTTTAAGTACTCGTAAAGAAAGACAGGAATCTGCAAAAGCACATATCAAAAAAGTTTTGGATGAATATAACGTCAATGCAGTTGACACCTTGATCGGTGATATTGTTCCGCCTGAATCATTGATGAAAACCCTAACAGACCGGAAAATAGCAGAAGAACAGAAAGTCACTTACGATACACAAAAACGTGCACAGGAAACACGGCAAGGAATGGAAAAAGAAACTGCAATAGCCGATATGCAGAAAGATATTGTTAAAGCACAACAGAGCGTAGAAATTGCCGAACGGACTGCGAATGCAACAGTTAAAAAATCTGAAGGTGATGCAACCGGTGTAAAACTCGCAGTTGGTGCTGAAGCTGAAGCAACAAAAATGAGAGCATTTGCTGAAGCAGAATCAACACGTGCAAGAGCTCAGGCTGATTCTGAAGCAATCAAACTGAGAGCATCTGCACAGGCAGAACAAATTTCGTTGACAGGTGCCGCTGAAGCCGGTAAAATTCTTGCTGTCGGAAAATCAACCGCTGAAGCTTATGAACTTGCAGTAAAAGCACTTGGCGGTGAAAATTTCACCCGTTATAAAATCACTGAAGAACTTTCAAAAGGAAATATTAAATTAATTCCGGATGTTTTGATTGGCGGTAACACGAGTGGTGGAAATGCAATGGATGGTTTGCTGGGATTAAAACTGATGGAAATGATGGATCCGAATAAAGACAAAGGGGAAAAACCATCTTCTCATAAAATATAAGAACCCAAATGCCCATTGTTGTTGCAATGGGCATTTTATCTAACAATATTCAATGCGATAGACTGATAAATAAAATCTGTATTTCCTTCTCCCGTCTTCCACCAAACCTCTTCCACATCTGTTTTAAAATCATAACAGAATTTGTTCAACTTTTACTGTATAATTGCAGATCGTAATTCTATCAATTTTTCATTTATCACTAACCAATCATCAAGTTATGAATAATTATAAAGTAAAACTCGGTGTCATTTTTTTGATTTCCATTTTCACAGTTGTCAACAATCAACTCTTAGCACAAACCAAATTTATCCATCAGGGAAGAAGTATTATTTTCAAAAACGAAAGTAAACAAATCCGCCTAACACCTTACGGAAATAAAATCATTCGTATTCAAACTGTACGTTCAAATGAAGATTTCTTTTCAGACGATAGAAATGAAATGGTGGAATCACATCAGTGGCCAGGAAATTTGAGTTTGATCGAAACTGATAATTCAATCCAACTTTCAACAGATGAAAAAGATGGAATTTCCATCGAGATGAAAAAGACTTCAATGCAGCTTTCTTTTATAATTTCCAGTGTAATTTGAGAGATTGAGTTACAGGTTACAGAAGCCGTAAATGATTGAAAACTAAATGAATGCGAATGAAACCGAGCCAAAAACCAATTTGAGACTTTTTACACATTCTTACACAAATCTTCACAATTCCACACACAGATTGAGATTCCAGCAACTCGCAATAAATTGACTTTAAACCGCTTTAAAAACGAAATTAAAGGTATTTTAAACAATTACCAATTTTAAGTTTGTAACCCTTACTGCCGGATTGGGTTACAAACTTGGGTTACAGTTTTATTGCGATAACCGATTGATTTAAGGGATTATTTTTAATGTACGCTTCGATTGGGTTACAGCAATAATTGAAAAAACAGGAGTTTTGCTCTCCAATCTATTCGTCTATTGGAAGTGCGTAAATTGTGGTTCTTTTTCCAGAATTTACATCTCCTGAAGGAACGACAGATTGCTTGTAAACTGACCATTCTTTCCCATCTTCTGTGAGCTTTTTATTGATGAAAAAATCAACACCCTGAACCTGTGCAATGAGTTCAAAAGAAGTTTTTGAAATCCTTATTGATTTTTCGAAGTAATCGGAATAAACATCTACTCGAGAATAACCGTTATTAGTTGTACCATCTGTCTTCAAAAACAAGTGTGTAAGACCATTCGATTTTGCATCATCTTCTATATAATCAATAGCAGACCACTTTGCAGGATATGCACCTGAAACACTTTCTTCATAACCTCCACGGTAACCATCGATCATAATTGGATAGCCATCATAATAATAAGTCTGTGAACCAGCTCCGGGCAATATTTCGGTAATTGAGAAATTATCAGTTTGAAAATCGTTATCATAATATGAATAAAAATCTGCGTAGGTTAGTCTCGTAATATCAGTATCCTGCTCTATTTCATACAGCGTTTTCGGGTCAAAACTTTGATATTTTTTGGTATTTTTCAAGAGTTTTTTATCCAATAATTCATTTGATTCCGACCGGATTGTGAAAATAATATTTGATTGATTGAAATAGTAAACACCACCCAAAGTGAACATCAGGAACTTCAAAAAATCAGAGGCATCGGCAGTTGCAATATTCGGTAATACTGTATCATTAAAACACTTTGAAAAATCCGGATAAAGAGGACCGAAATCCAAGTCTCCAGTTCTCCGGTAATCTCCGTTCATATACCGGGCTGCATAAAGTGCTTGTCTATACCATACATTTGGGAAATCAGCAAATGAAAAAAACTCAAACCCACTGTAATTTAACAAGTATGTCAATATCTCATTTAATTTCGCAAATTTCGTAGGTGTGTGAACAAGCGGATTGTAACGTTGAGAACTTGCACCATCAAATACGTGAGCATGAGAAGCAGGTAATGACAATGAAACCAACTCCAAATCGTAAAGCGGGATTCCCAAATCACGGACATCTATTCCAACTAATCTTTTGAACAAAAGTCCTTCCAGACCAAACAAATCAATCACAAAATCATTTCTCGTTACCTCAGTCAAATCAGATGGAAATTGACTGTACATTAAATAGATGTTGTTGTCATAGTTCAATCTGAAAAATCTGTGAGAATTTTCCTTGATACTATATTTCATGCTTCCATCGATTTTAAATGAAAGTATATTTACTGGATCAATGAAAAAGAATGTTTTTAAACCAGTAATTCCAGTTGCTGTTACTGAGTCCCAATCGAAATCTTCTGTTGCATCACCTTTGTAGAATTTAACAGAAGCTCCATCAGACAATTCCATAACATCCAACTCAACAAAGTTGATCGGTGAATTGAAAGTCAGCTGATAAGTTCCATCCGATTTTTCATCTGAATAATTCTGAAGAGAAAGCACATCTGTAAATAAAAACTCTGTGGTGGATTTCCTCCGCAGTGTGATCTGAGAATCAACAGCAACAACATTGCCTTCCTTATCAACACGTTCTGAATTAATTGCTGAAGCTTGAAGGAGTGTGTTTGAAATTGCCGGATTGGAAGTATCGTGAAGGGTAACAGTATCATACTCCTTTGAATCATTTTTTGCGGTGAGCGAAGCTCCGCCATGACCAAATACAAAAATATCGGATCCGGAAACCAAATCTTTAAACTTATAAACAAGGTCTCCGAAAGCTGACAAATCAGTTGAATTTTTATAGAAATCTCTGAACGTGTAAGTGCCCTTTAAATCAGCCAAAATAAAACCTTCATTGAAGTAATATTGAGGTGAAGCTGCAAACACAGAATATCCCAACCGGAGAATGTCATAAATGAAACTATCACCAGAAACCAGAATGTTAATATTCTCCTGAATCAGGACATTATTCAGCCAAAGGAAAATACTTCTTCCAGATACCCGAATCTGAAATTTATTGAAAATATTTACTGTTGCCGGAAGGACATCAGACGACACATTTGAAAAGTAAACAGTACTGCCATCATCGTTTTCTACACTTAACGAAATGCTTCTGGCAAAAAGTCTGACGTGAATATGCCTTGTACCGGAATCATCAAAATAAAATAACTGCTGATATTCAGAAGGTGAAGATATTTCTGGAACTGAAAAATAATAAGTCAAATCGAGCGGATTTGAGGCTGTGTCTATTGTCGTTCCGACTGTGTTGTAGAGTTCGATGAAATTGTTGTTGGAAGGCTGAAATTTAATGGCTTTCCGTTTGCCGAAATTGGCAGTGAGGGATGTTTCAACTTTTGAATTGCGCATGGTGGTGAATCAACTATTCTGTTTAAAATATTCCTGACTATTTTCAGAGAAAATCCGATACTGATCTTTTACATTTTCAATTTCAGTCCAGACAATCCTACCACCAGACATCTGAATTATTTCTTTTCCTGCTTTTATCCAATAATACCAAGTCGCATTTCTGCGTTCGGCTTTTCTGTTCAGTTTAGTATAAACCATTTCTTTGTTCGGTAACCTGAATTTACTTTCAGCCTTTAAATACCAAATTTTTGAGATGTGAGAATACATTATGCACTTTCTCTTTTTTCGAAATCAGAAAGGAATAAATCAGGTTCTGAAACCAATTTATTTTTTTCTGATTTAGCTGACTGCAATGTTTTGTAAATGTAGTCTTGACTTATTCCAAGATGGAGTGCAAGTTCTTTATGGTTATCTCCGGTAAAATATTTAAGAATATACTTTTGTTTTGCTCTCCAAAGTGGTTTCTCTGAAAAGTGAATACTAACACCAAGCATCTTTGTCCAGACAGCGATAAACAACTCTCTTCCACATTGATTGTAGAACAGCCTTGAATCAGCATCAAGACACTCTTCAAAATCAATTTCATTTATCCAGTCAAACTCAGTTTGTTGCTGTTTTTTTTCCATGATTTTCCATACGTTTGGTTGATGTCATGTTATTTAAAGCAGACACTAAAATTGTGACGTGTTTCTGGCTGATCCATTCGATGTTATCTATGTTGGTCATTCGTTTGATAAATGACTGGAAAGAATCGTCTGTTTTCAGTCTTGAACTATCACGCCACATCGCATCAAGCATTCTTAACTGTTTTGGAGTAGCAAATTCAGGGTCACGGTTGCTAAGATATTCAAATTTTTCCGAACCCCAACCACGTCCCTCATTTTTTACCAATTTTCTCGGTTTAAATTTTTGAACAAAACCGAGAGCTTCAAAATCACGGATCAAACTTTCAGCCTGATTAAAAGTCAGATTTTTGGATGTTGTTACTCCATAACCTTCCAGCATTCCCTCATAAGTGGCTGCAGAAATGTTTAACTGTGCCTTAGCCGCATGAATGATGGCTTTCTGCCTGTTGTTGCTGTACGTTTGAAATTTAACCATAATTCAACCTTTCATAATTTGAGATGGTATGCTCTGTCTTGGGATGATCCGATTTCTGAATCCGGCTTTTAATTTCCATTCTGTTTTTCTGTTAGTTTCTTGCCGTATGTATTTGCAGAATTCTTCATCGAGGTCAATGCCATGAAGCTTGTTTTTTAGATAGTCAAGAATCGGTATTGTGAATCCGTGTTTTCTTGCGAACAATTCAGGATCAATTAAATCAGTTCCCTCAATCCACCAATTCGGTTTAAACTGTTGCAATACTTCAGGAAATCTACCTGCAGTAAATTGGCAGTATATTCTGATCAGGATAAGTTTGTTGGGAATGTTGACCAGAAACTGGATGAGTGTACTTTTCGTTATCATTGTTGCACCACTTCCGGTTTATTCAACCACTTAATTTCTTTGTTGTTTTTGATCAGGTGCGATTTGAAAGATTTGAATGAAGTCCAGTAACAGAGATATTCTGAGAATGTTGGTTTGAATTCTTTCTTGTCCATTTTGTAAAGTCGTTTCATTGCGGTTTCAACTTTTTTGTCCTTATAAATTCGTTTCTCAATTTTCCGAAAGAACCTGCTTCGCTCTTCACATTCATCGTACCAAATTCCTTTAAACCACCCATTGACATAAAAGCTGATCACGATTCTGTTTTTATATCGCATTTCATAAATTGTTAATGCATACTCATCACACATGAATTCTAAGTGGGTAAATTGTGATAAATGTTTTTCAGCTTCAATCCATTCCTGTTTTGTCATGGCATATTCTCGCTTGGGATTTTCATTTTGGCAATTTCCTTTGCCATCATGGATTTCAGTTCATCAATTTCCTTCAGAAGTTCGTTTGATTCCTGAATGAGTACCCGAACGTTTTGTGCCTGAACTTCAATTTCACCGAGAAGGATTTCTTCAACATCATATAGTTTAATGATTTCATCGGCTGTTGATTCACTGATTTCTCCGTTCAACAGTTTTTTGATTTGCTCACGGATTTCAACCAGCTTCTTTGCCGGATCATACTGCTGCTGTTCGATGACAACAGTCCGTTCCTGTTCGAGATACCGGAGGAGCAGTTTCAGAGTTTTAATTCTCATCTCAATATCTTTCTTTGGTAACAGTCACAATAATATCTTCTGTGCGACCATCGGCGGATCTGGTCTCTCCGACTTTCCAAGAAGATTCCCGGTCTTCCGGTTTCACTTCGAGATTATTGATTCCGTTTTTAATGGCAGCTTCAATCTTGCCTTCCAATTCATTGTCCATTGGTTCAATCCTTTTTTAGTGGTTCAACTTTTTTGTCAAATAAGTATGCTGCAAATTGTCTATCGGAGTCAGCTCCGTACATTTTCCGCATCATTGCGATTGTTTCTTCTCTGGTGTACCCGGTATCCAAAGCAGCTGTCATTACCGGAAGTTTATCAATCAGGAAAACGGCTTCGGAAACGATCTTGGCGAGGAAGGGTTCACGTAAATCTTCCCAGCCTGTTTTTAGTTCTTTGGCTTCACGTACGCGATAAATGATGCCGACCTTATACTTGCTTGGGTTGTGCAAACGAATCGAACTGAAGAAGCGTTTGGAATCGAGTTTGTTATTCCAATTGGAAGTGAAAATGATGTCTTCATATTCTTTGAATAAATCAACTGCTGTCTGATCCACAGAATTCATTCCTCCAAGATTGAAACAATCTTCACAGTGACTTGCATCGGTCTTCTTGCCGGGAATTCTGTGATAGATACAAGCTTCCTTTCCGCAATGATGGCAAGTGCGGAGAAGTTCGGTTTGGGTGCAGTTTGGTTTATAGCAGTTCATAAATTAATGAGTAATGATGAATGGTTATTCTTATTCTTGATGTTGGCTGAGCACCTTCTGATCATCGGCTGGTATAAAACCTGTTCCGAGATGAATTTTATTATTTGGAAGTTCCATTATGATTTCCCGTTTGAAGCTTCATTGATTTTCTGTTTGCATTCTAGACAAATCCACTGGAGGTAAATCAGTCCGTCTTTTTCGTAGATGATTCTGTGGTTGTAACAAAACATCTTCGCACACTTTACACACGGACGGACTGTTTCTGTAGTTTTGCACCAATTACATTTATCAATCCGTCCGTTTTTCATTTTACTGTTTGCTTTCTTCAGCAGGAACTTCGGTAAAATCTATGTAATAGCTTTTACCCGGTTTGTAGAAATCAATTGCTTTGGTTTCCGGTGTAACTGTGATACTGATATTTCCGTTCGGAGTGAACTTTGAGAAATCGGCATTCTCACCAGTATTGGAATAGACAGCATTCAATTTTGCTGTTTTCCATCCATTTTCAAATTCTTCAATCGAAGTACATTTGAATTTTCCTCTAACTGTTAAATTATCCATTTCAATCCTTTCGTTTTTAGTCGGCAGCCAGAAGCGGAGTGCAACTGGCTACCTTCTTTTTTGAAAACTAACATAATAAAGAACATTCCGTTTTCGGCTGCCAATCGAACGGAGAAACGATTGTTGCTCTGAAGGAAGGATTCGAACCTTCAACCCTTATCCGGAAAAGTAACAAAAACCGGAAAGGCAGTGAGACATGACTCACACCGGATGCACCAGTATCGGCATCAGAGTTTTTTAGCGATGGAAAAGAACACCGCAGAATTTTCATTTTGTAAACTTTCCATAAGCAGGAGAGTTAAATGTTTCAGAAAATTCGTTTGTTGATTTAGCCTCAGTTGAATCAAAAAACTGTTCAATGAAATCCTGAACCTGTTTGTGATACCGTTGCTGTCCGATTTCAAGAGTGGCACAAATTGCCAAAGCACAATCAGTTGGAAGTTGATTGCTGTTGATGGCACTGACAGTTAAAGTTTCAATTGCACCAAGTGCCATTTCTTCTGTGGTTTTAGAAATTGCCAGTTCAGCTTCAATGTTTAAATTATTCAGAAGAAGTTTTGCAGCTGCTTTAGTGAACGGTTTTCCGGAATAGGTTAATACCAGTAACGGTTTGAAATATTCAGAAAGGAGAGCCATAAGCTTTCCTGTCACTAATTCATCTATTTCATTTGCACGATATAACCAACAGCAGATATTTACAATACAGAAATCAACTCCAGTTTTATTTTTCTGTGCTTTTTTAACTTCATTCAGAATCATTTCCTTGAAATCATTCATTTCACCTTCACCATTTACATCAAGCATTTTATTGCTGACAAGTTGCATCACAACCCGTTTTGCATCTTCTTCAGTAAATTCCTTGTACTGGTTTGATCCGATGTTTTTCGGTGTGGCTCTCCGTACATCTTCGATCTCAGGATTGAACTGAATGAAATCTGCCAAGAAATCGACATCAAAATGAGGCTGGAAAATACGTTGTCCCTTAAAGTTGAAGTTCTCTCTGGCTTCATGTTCAAGTGCGGTTAAAACCGATTTAAAAGCCGTTTGAACAATCTCTGATTTTGTCATGTGCGCAGATAGATACCATTTTCTTCCGTGCTGAATTTCTTCTTTGCCGGTCTTGATATTTTCGGCTTTGAATTCAACCTGCAGGTGAAATCCGGTTCCGACTGTTTCTACTTTGAAGCTCCAGTCCAGGAAAGAAATTTGTGATAGCGTTTGTTGGATTGTTTGTAGTGTTTGCATCGTTCTCACCCTTGTGTTAGAAAAACCGGATTGTTTTATTATAATCATCTTTGGCAACGTGTGTCATTTCAATCGCATCAGTCATTTTGACTGAATGTTTGCATTCGATTACAAATGTGTAATTACCATTTCCTTCAAAGCTTAATTGTTTTAAAGTCTCAATGAGTTTATCGACCGTTAACTGATCATCTCCTAAAACTATTTCCATTTAAAACCCCCTGAATCCCCCTTTGAAAAGGGGGATGTGATAGAAATTAAAGTTGTGTATCCACTGCGTTTTTCAGATCGTACTTGAATTCTTCATCCTGAACGATCTGCAATCCGATACCTTTCAACTCTTCATCAGTTATCGGATTTTTGTCGGCACGGTAAGCAGCAATAATGGATTCTTTATTGATCTCCACTTTTGTGCGCAGAAAATCAGATTTCCAGTTTGTCTTCTTAATCAGTTCAATGATTACATCAACAGTAAACTTTTTGATCTGCAGAACTTTGTGAGTTCCCAAGCGGAACATGACTGTTCCGTGCTTCAATTCTTTTGATTTCAATTTTCCGAAATCTGCACGGTTCATGAGAGAGAACTGAAGAAGTCCGGCTTCAAGTGCTTTTATCTTTGCGTACTTTTTTTCGAGTGGAGTTGTAAGTTCCTTCATTCTCTGCTTTTGTTCCTCAGCATTGTAAGCTGCAGTCTTCTGTTCAATTTCAGCAGTCAGTACTGCGATTTCTTTCAGCGACTGATCTGCTTCTTCCCATGAGGTAACTTCTTCCATTTCGACTTGTTTTACTTTGGTAGCCATTTTATTTTTTCTTTCTGTTAGATGAGTGATCGAGTGATTCCTGCATAAGTCCGGCATAGCGTTTCCACAGGTTGTTGTATTTTTGTTTTTGTCTGCGCAGGAAGATTGCCTGTGCGATTGATACACAGCCGATTCCGGCAAGTGCTATCCAGTTGAGCAGTGGGATTTCAAATACGTTCATGATTGATCTCCTTTATTTTTTAATTGGCATTTTCCAGATGTAAACTTTCTTGCCTACTTTTTTAAACCGGCAAGACAACTTTTCCTTAATGGTGTATGCCTGAATACTGGCTCTGGCTTGTGCTGCTTCAGATTCAGTTTCACATTCCAATTCCCAGTATCCCTCTGTTTTTTTTTTCGGATATTGCTGTCTTGAATTCTTTGTACTTTCCGAACGGCGCCATACTTGGAACGTCTTCGAAAGCGGCTTCTGTTATTTCTTTGAACTTCATAACTATCTCCTTTGTTAAAAAATCAGCATTTTTTGCGCACGTGAAATTATTTCTTCTGTAACGTGTCCTGAATTGTTTTCTGCAAGTCTGTTGATTCGTTTTGAAATCTTTACCAAGACTCTCGCATTGAATCCGCACATTTCATAGACACGTCTCCACTTGCCGTTGCAGTTGGGAATCAATGCTTGAATAAAAGCTTGTGCATCCAGTTCAACCATTTCCGGAGATTCCCTCAGAAGTTGGTCTCTGTAGTTATTGAGGTGAATCAGAAGGGAGACACGACTGTAAAGCTGTGCGTATTCACCTTTCTTTCCTCTGAGGTTTGAAATCAGTCTCGGCATTCCTACCAAGTACAATCCTATTCCAGCTTTATCATGTAAACGTCTCAGCAGTTCCAATGCACGGTGACCCAGATTCTCAGTTTCATCTATCATCAGGAATCTATCTGACCGGATCAGTTTTTCTACAGCTTTATCAAACATGTTGTGAATGCCAGTTACTTCAGGACAGCCCAAGATTCTCATTAAATCTTCGAACAAAGCTTTAGCGGTATAACCGGGATCAGTTTCAATCAGAATGGATTCCGGATGCTGTCTGCAATACTCTTTCAGTGACCACGTTTTTTGCATACCGGCATCACCAACACAGACTCCAATTTCATTATCGAGGTGACACATTCTCGCACCTTCAATAATCCGGTTCGTGAAATTTGATTCAATAAACGGGATACGGATGTGGGTGATTTCCTTTTTATCTTTCTGATTTTGAAGGAAACTTTCAAGTCCTTTTACCAGCGGTTCAACTTTACCCGGATATTTATTTCCAAGAAATTGACTGAGCTGTGAACCGGAAACACCAACTGCTTTTGCAATTGCGCTCTGGTTGAATTTACCGGATTCAATCAGCTGACTGATTTCCGAAATGATTTCTGTGATCCTCTTCTTTTCCATGCCTTACTCCTTTTGATGAATGAATTCTTTACCTGAAATTATTTTTTGTTTCTCTTTTCCCATGCCAAACGTTCGTACTCAAATTCAAATACCGGAGCTTTGATTTTCTCTTTCGGTATCATTGCTGAAAAATCATCTGTACCAGTGCGTTTCATTTCTGAAGACTGGTGAACGATATCATCCATTCTGGTATTTGCCAGACGGATAACTTTTTTGTGCTTTGAAGTTTTGTGACCGTTTGCATCCTGAAGCAGCTTTGCTCCAGCGGCTGCGTGTGCAATTTTATCTGAGGAATCAATCGACTGATATCCGGTGAGGTATGACTGTGCAACTTTCATATCCTGCTTTTTCTGTGCTGTCAGATTACGCAGCATTTGCCGTTGAATGTCTGTGTTGGCAAGTGTTGAAGCTGACTCAGCCAAAACTGCATGACCGATAAATTCTTCATTCTCTGCATCAAATACCCAAGCTTCCTGATACTTTTTGATATCCCTGCGGAGATAAACTTTCTTGCCTTTCATACCGCTCATCCATTCAGCCCAGTAACGTGATCCGATTTGCGAATCAAGAACACCATTCCGCATTATGGTAAGTGCGTTTGTGGTTCTCATGCAGAACAACATTAAGGCATCCGGTCTGACGGATCTGATTTCTTTTACTTCAGAATTGAAGAGCTGATTTCGGGAAAGTCCTTTGTGGTTTTTTCCTGCTGAGGGAATAACGTTTAAAACGTCTTCAATATATTTGTCAAACAGAGTTACAAATTCATTAAAATGGAAAATCAGTCCATCTTTGACTTCTTTAGCGAGTATTTCCGGACGTTCGGTTACATCACCGCCACGATACCCAACCATGTGTTTACTGAAATATTCTTTGTTGGTATTGAATATCCGTTCAATCGGTTTTGTCTGTCCGTTATATGGAAGTGAGAAGTGTGGTTCAATTCCGAGCATTCTCAGAGTTGACATCTGTTTTGATTTTTCATCTATTAACACTTTGGTAAATTTTGGTCTTCCACCAGCAAAATCTTTACAACGAAAATCCTTTCCGTTATCCATGTAAATGTGTTTTGGTATTCCGTATGTTTCTGCAGCTGAGTGAAAGGCAAGAAAAATGTGGTCTGAGTTTGGAGCTTCCATGTGAATGTTCCAGCCCATGAATTTTCCGGATTTGAAATCGGAGAAAGCCGTTAGCCAAGGGAATCCCGGTTTCCCATCCAAACCAAAAACTGACACATCTATTTGTGCGTGATCAGTTACCCAAACATCGTTTGAAATAATTTCGGAGCTGTCACGTTCAATGTAGTTTGCATAGTTCCGGTTGTAAGCCTGTTCGCCTTCACGTGCCAGACAGATTGCAGATTTCGGTATTCTGTTTTTGAGAAGATTATCAAATGAATTCGGGTGAGGGAATTCTTCCACTGTGATTGATTTATCGGTCATACTGAAATAACCGAGTGTCTGCATCCAGCAAGATTTAACTGAGGGTCCGCCTTCTTTCATGTACAAGGTTTTGTAATGTTCGTACCACTCCTCTTCGATCTTAGTCTCTCCGGAAGATTTTCCATAATTGCCAAGTAAAGCTGAAATGCCGTTTTGTTTATACTTGCTGATGGCATCAATCAGGCGAGGGTAACTCGTTTTGAAATCAGGATACTTAACATTCCATTCCTGAGTGATAAACTGCCTGAGCTGGTCACCTTTCATTCCTTCAGTGAGTTTTATGAGAGCCAGATATTTATCGGCTTTCTTCCGGTTGAACTCAGGTGCTTTTGCATAGATGATTGAATCAGCTTCATTTTCGGTAAGCGATGATTGAACAGGTGCAGCACCTTTCAATTCATAATACTTCAGTCTGGCTTGTGGAGGAATTGCAGGATCAGCAAGGGATATTAATGGCTTTGTTCCGTTAATTCCTCCACGACCAGATTCAACATATTTTACTGTCTGAAACTTACCACGTGATTTCATCACTTTGATATTGTTTTCAGACCAGCCCGTAATGAGTCGGAGTGTTTCGTAATCAAGAAAGAGTTCGGAATTGGCTGTGTTGGTCATTATGCAGCCATCCTTATTTTATGTTTAGAAAAGGATTTATTGATATATTTCTCAATTTTTGAACGCAGCTTCTTTGAAGTTTCGGTTCCTTTGGCAACCTGAATGACAAAGCGGTAGCTCTGATTGTTCTTTTCAGAAAAATCCTTCAGCAGTTCCTTATTCAGGGCGAGGGCTTGTTTTAATTCAGGATGAATGTTGCTGTTCTTGTTTTGCATATTTTGAAATACTATCTTGTTCACTTAACATTTGTACAGCGCAAACATAATACGTTTGTATTGCGTTGTCAAGTAAACCACTAAACATTTGTGTTGTCGTATGCAAAAAATTACCGATGAACTGATTGGCAGGAATATTACCCGTGCCATCAAAGAATCCGGAAAATCCCAGAAATTGGTTGCTGTTGATAGTATGTTGTCGGAGGGAGGGTTGATCAATTACGCCAAAGGCAGAAGAACACCGGATATCATAGACCTTGAAAAAATTGCACATTCGTGTGGTAAGGATGTCAGCTGGTTCTTAATTGACCATGATAAATATCCTCAAGCTTGGGATATTGTAGAGCATAACTTACAGGCTAATGAAAAACAACACGTTTATGAGGTGAAGAAAATTCATGGCATCAATGAAGTAGAATGGATTAAACTTCTCGGAAAAGTTACAGCTGGTTTTCCGGATACTTCACAGGGTGAGTTTATTGGTGAAATTCCTATAATGAAAGGATCGCTTCCCAAAAATTCGTTTGCTTTGAAAATTAGAGGGGATTCAATGATTCCTGAATTTTACGATGGCAATACGATTTTCTTCTGTGCTGACCAGCTTTATCCAAAGTCCGGTGAGTTTGTCATAGCAGTTGACGAATTCGGTGGAACGATGGTAAAGCAGTTTCAATTTAAAGACAATGAGGTTTGGCTGGTTTCTTTAAATCCGGTTTACAAACCATTTAAAGCCAATGAACATTTCAAAATTTTAGGAACTGTTGTTGGTAAGTATAATTTTGAGAAGTATTGATTTCCCGAACAAAAAATATAGAGGTATAATATGAAAAGTGAATTAAAAACAATTGATTTAGAACGGTTTCCTTATAAACCAAACTTTACTTCATTAGTGATTTTATCACTAATATTCATTTCAATTGCAGCTTACTTGGATCCGAAATGGGATTTATTTCCTTTTCTTCGTTCTGATATCGTTACAATTCAGGAATATAATCAGATAAAAGATAATATGTCATACATGGAAGTCGTGCAGATTATTGGGGAAAATGGAATTGAAGTTTCCAGAACAAATATGGATGGGCAAGGCGTTATGCAGTCACTGAATACTGTTTCATATAAATGGGTAAATGAAAACGGATCGAATTGTCTTGCAACATTTATGAATGACAGATTAAAAACTATTGCACAGTCAGGATTGAAGTAGACTTACTTCAAGAAATTATTTTACCTATCTTTGTTTCACTACCAAACACAAAAAGCGGATCAGCGCACCGACATAGCGACCTTGCAATTAATTATTTCTTCCTGAGAAATGATTTTCCATTTACATTCTTAGCTGTGCCGGTGTGTGCATCCGTAGTCAATCGGGTGGGGTTTCTTTTTGTGACCTTGGTAGTGCACTGGCACAAGCTAAGGTAAACAAATGGAAGACTTCGTTCACGAACCGCACCCCGATAAAGCTGGAAAATGCCCTGCCTGTAATTATCCCCAATACCCAATTCAAACCGAACAGATCAAGCCTTATATTTCCCACGCTTCTGAAATCATTGAATGTGTCAATTGTGGATTTACTGCACATGAAGATTTATGGTTTCATTGGGATTATTCGTGTTATATGGCAGGGATTACTGATTTGCTTTGAACCGCAATTCTATGGAAGCAAAGTAATACTGACTATCTTTTCAACTTCAATTAATGTTCTATAAGTTTTATCCTCTTTTTTTACATAAAGACATTTTGAGTTTTCTCTTATTTCCAATACAAAATACTCTTCAGGTTTACTTTTTACATTTTTAACAATGTTGACTCTTTTATTATTAAATTGTTGAAGCTCATTAAAATTGAAAGTCATAGTTATTGAGTATCCGGTTCCTGTTTTGTTTCAGTTATAACTTTATCTGAATTTTTAGCAATGTTTGATTTCGCCAATTTATTTAAAGCTTTCTTTACCCTTGTTTTGTTTTCTTCAAATTTATCACCTTCCATTACATCTCTTTTTAAAATATCATTTAACAATACTTTTTGAATATCGTCATTTTCAACTTTTAATCCGGGGAATATTTTTCTGATTTCTTTTCGTATGGAAGTTAATATCGGCTCTGATTGAATTATTATAGATATGGTGAATTTATTCATTGTTTGGGCATGTTGATGAAAAACATCCATAGCATTTAATGACAATCCTTCACGACAAAGAAGAAATATCTTTTTTAAATCGTCATCATTTTTTGTGTTTATTGTAAGTAAATTGAAAGAAGTGATTTCTTCAGATTCAACTGGCTGTCCGAATTTTATTTTGTAAAGTCTCCAATCAATTGAGTTAGTTAAAACAATCCATTCTATGCCTTGATTGACACCATAATTCAAGGCTTGTTGTATGTGATTGGTTTTTAAGTCTGTTCCAATTGCTTTAACTTCAATTAAGAACTTAACTTTCCCATCTATTTTAACAGCCAAATCACAAAACGTTCCTTTAATTTGATATTCTCCTGTCAATTCAATGTACTTGTCAAACCCGAGTGTATCTCCTAAAATATCCTTTACTAATGTTACAGTATCTGCTTCAGAAATATCTCTTGATTTTTGGGTTTCAAGAATTTTTTGAAAAACCTTTAATGAAGAATTAATTCTTTCAGTTACTTTTTTGCTAACAGTAAACATTCTAACCTCGGCTATTTTTGTGAATATTGAATATATAGAAACTTTTTGGAAAATAACAATTAGAGGTTTTTCATTAAAATGTGATCAATATCTCAAAAACGCCTCTTTGAGGAAGTGCTAATTTTTTGCAATTGATATCTATTTATACATTTTATACATTTCAATTTCATCACGAGGAGGTAAAATGACAGAGGCTAAAACTTTAACGCGAAAATTTCATTACAGAAGACTGTTTGTAAACGATTCAACATTGATTCCTATCAGTGAAATATTAATTCAAATTCATAAAGAATATGAGAAAAACGCATTAAAAAGATCAATCAATTACAATGATACTTTAGTAATCGGTTCAAGTTTTAGGGTACAAGAAAATGAAAAGACTTTTTTTTTACACTTAACAGTAACAAAACCTGATAGTGATACTTCAGTTATTCCAACTACAAAAGAAGATGCAACAATTCAAACAGAAACATTATCCCCACCGGAAGGCAAGGATTTTCTAAAGGGAGATGTTTTTCTGTTAGTCAAAAATCATCACGTGATTTTTGTTGCTAATAATGCTTCTGAAGGAATAATTTTAGAATATATTTCCACTTTCCTTCGGAAATATGGATATCTGCAACCTGATGAAACAATTAGACTCGAAAAATCAATGAATATTGACAAATTCAAAATGATTCAAGATGAGGGTATTAAGGGGCTTCATTTTAAAAACAGAATACCGTATGCAGTTTCAGAATATTACAACAGAAAAGCAGAAACTGGCAAGAAAAAAAATGTCTTTACTGCTTTTATTGGAAAAATCAGTCAGGAAGTTAAGGAAATGCTTTCAGATGAAATTGAAGATATTGATAATTTGGAAAATATTACGTTAAAAGTTGAACTTTCTTTTGATCGCAGAAAATTACAGACAGAGACAATTAAAGAAAGATTTCAAAAAGTTGGTGAGGATTTATTTCAAAATGATGATTTTGATAGTTCATTTACAATCCTAACAAACAAGAATGTCCCAATTCGTACTGATGAATTAAATATCTCACAATCTTATCCTGTTATTGAGAAAGGAAATTCTTTTGAAGAATGGGATACATGGTTACAACTTGATAAGTATTACTATGAATTAAAAGAATCGGACGCATTAATTTCATGAGTTTACTCAAAATACATTATCTTATTATAATTCTTTTGATTTCAGCAATTATTACTGTTTTAATTCAACCTTTGATACATGAAAATAAAGAAGCCGTTGATGTTATAATTACGGTTTATTCTATCATGTCTGGATTTTTGATTGGAATAATTACAATTATCGGAGACCCATTATTTATATCCGGAGGATCATCTTGGAGATATTCTGAAATTGCAAGAATAAAAATAAAATCAAGACTGACCCAGCAAAAATGGTTGTTTATTGCATATTTAATTACCCTTGTTTTAATTTTCTTTTCAAGACTGGTTTATAAAGTATTGCCAGAAATTGTAATGTGGATTGAATACGTTTATGTTTTTCTAAGTGTACTTGCATTTATTTTTTCATTGACACTACCTTCCACAATTATGAGGATTCAAATGGAGAGAGTCGATTTAATGATTGAACAAAGAAAAGAAGAGGATAAGAAAAAACAATAGTTTAACTCCAGATTTTTGTAAGATTTCTGTTTAAATATTAACCTTTAATATCTTGATGATCTCATTAAAACGACTTGACTGTCCGGAAGTGTTGTGTTACGTTAGACACATCAAATTAAAGGATTATTCGAGATGACAGAAGCAGAAAAAAGATACTCAGAAATCGAAAAAACAATCAACGAACAAATCAAAAAGCTTCAGGTAAAACTGGAACAGGAAAAAGCTGAGTTCATGAAAAACCCATCAAATTGGGGATATGTAGGAAACCTTGGGCATATAAAAGAAGTGCTTGGAGAATTGGTTTAAGAATTGATTGAACTCGATTTGATACATCCCTAAATCCTCCCGATAGTACTCGGGACAGGCTCTCTTCAAGAGGGGACTTCAGACTGCTCCTGATTTCACATAATCCAGAACCAACCGCCTGATTTGAGTAATCTCTTTAAAATCCACTCCTAAAAATGGTCTTGCCGGAATATTAATTGTATAAGCTGCAGTCCGGGTTTTCTGGGCAAAAGTGGCTTTTCCTTCTTTGGAGAATCTGACTTTTCCTTTCTTCTTTCCTCTGCTGAACTTCTTAAAGTGAATCACACGTTCGTGAGCTGGAATGTTGATTGTTCCACCGAACTGGTGAATGGCAGCATAGATCACATTTGTTCCCACGATTGCTTCAGTATCAGTAGCTTTCTGTTGAACCGAACTGGCAAGTCTTCCGGTATCCTGAAGAATCTTTCCGGGCCAGGAGCCTTTCTGTTGTCTCTGTTCAATACGGGCTTTTGAGAGCTGCTTCCACTTTGGTCTTCCCTGAGCTGCAAAGTTGCTTTCAACCGAATCACCCATAACTCCGGCAATCTGAATCATTAACGGACGTGCCTGTTTTATCTTTCCGGCAACTCCGGAGAGAGCTTTGGAGATACCATCGTTTATTAATTCAACTCTGAGCATTGTTTGCTGTTCTTTAAATTACTCTTTATCTTGCTGACTAACGTTAACAACGGCTTCAGAAACACGGTGATAAGCTCGCGGCCGTAGGACGCATGAAAATGCGGATCGCGTGGAGGTGAAGCGAGCCCTCCCTGAAGTTGTTGTTATAATTTTAAATCATCCCTTATTATTTTCCCGATTTTCATTTTTCTCAAAACGTTTGCTGGATTGGTTTCTCTAAATGAAGTCAGGAAAGTGAATTCTTTATCCTTTGTTGTTTTTACAACAGCGTAAAACAGTTTTTCATCCTTACGGATAAATAAATGATTTTCATCATTTTCCCTGATTATCAATTCTGCTGCTTCAATAACATTCTGGACTTTTTTATAATCGGCTGCAGAAAAGCTTTGTCCTTCACGGCTGATAATTTGTTTCAGTAAAGTTTCATCACTGAGGAACACCGTTTGTTTATTTGTTCCGAGGAGTTTTTTATACTCATCGTTCAGTACAGCAACCGGAAAGTTTTTCTTTTTAACGAAATCAATCCGGAGTTTTTCCCTCAGCTGGTCATTTGTCAATCCGGAGCGATCGGAATTTAAAACAGCATTTTCCAAGTCGGAATAAGTGTTCAAAAATTCGGGACCGGTTAACACACCCTGAACATATTTCCGGAGAACTTTGTAATCGTACTTTTCAAAATCCGGATTAAAAGCAGCTTCGCCTTTGTTGTATGCCCAGCCTCTTCCGGTTTCAACTGTTGTCTTTCCGCCTTTGTAAACTCCAACCTTCACTTTTCCCAAGGCTTCATTTTTTGGATCCAGCCAACGATCCTGAAGGGAATAATCTCTGGAGCTGTCGGAAGTCTTCAATCCGAGATTTTTTACATCTGCTTCAGAACGAGATCTCAAACGGCAACGGCATCTCCAATCAATAGGCGGTGAGAAGGTTTCCCAAATCGGATCATCATAACGAAAAATCTTTCCATTCATCGCTTTATGTGTTGCCCTTGTTTTTCTGTCCAGGACTGCAACCCATTCAAACCACGGACGGCTGCCGGAATTTTCTTTCAGAGCTTTCCAACGACCAGCCATATAGGCAACCTGAGTATTGGTTTGGAAAATAGTTTTCAACCGATAAACTGAACCGAGCTGGTAATTACCTTCAGGAAGTGGAGTGATATTCGGATCAGTTGGAACTTGAGCTGCAGGAACTTTGCCCCACCAGCCCTTTGCTTTCAATTTCGGTGCAAGTTCTTTTTTGAACTGTTCAAATGTTATGCCTTCGGAAATGGATTTATCAACAGCTGCTCTGATATCCTGCAGAATATCAAGCTTCATAACTTTTGCAACGGTGAAAGCTTTGGCGTGAGCTTCCTTCTGAACGTCATGCCAATCCCAAGAAAAAGTATAACCTTTGTCACGGAATTGTTTGATAATTTCTTCAGGAGGAAGTTTGAGAGCGAAAAGTAAGTCAGGAGTTTCCATTTTTATCCACGAAGTCACACGAATAAACGCAAAGAAAAAGTGACCCGATTTTAATGAAGTTTTGAGTTTTAGGGAATTCTTTGAAATTCCGCTTAAAATTGCCCCACGTTTAATTTGCCGTATTAGTTCTCGACCAATGGAGCAGTCGTTAAAATTGAAAGGGTTTAAACGGCTTTTGAAAAAGATTACTGATCTGCGTTTAACCTTCCAAACACTTCAGCTATGAAAAGCAGTTTTTCCACCAGTTTTTCAATTCCAGAGTCATTCATTTCCGGATATAAGCCGGAAAGTTTCTCAAGTGCCTCATCAAAACCAGAACATCCTGCAATAACTGCCATCAGTTTTTTGACAATTGGCTCGATTAAAGTCTGCTGGTCTTCATTGCTGAATGAATCAATGAGTTTGTCGATTGCTTCCTGATCAGGAAAGGTCTGTGTTTCTGCAGCTTTGAATTTCAGTGGATCCGTCAAATCAGCAAATTTGGAAACCTTGTTAGGCTTAACGGTATCAGCCGGAGGCGTTGCAGTTCCGAGTTCAAAATCTTCATCTTCCAAGCCATACGATTTTTTATAGTAGGTTTTTGTGAACTTCACTCCCTGATTTGAAAGTTCAGTATCCCGTTTGGCAAGAGCATCATCAACATCCTCTTCCTGATACATGATGAACTTTGGAACTTCTGCAGATCTGCTGTTATTGAAATCAAACCAGTTGATCAGTTCCTGATAAGTTTCAGTTACTATTTCAACATCACCTTTTGAAACCTTTGAAAGCTGGTTGCCCTGTTCTTTTCCCAGCGCATAACTTCCGGCGCCATCAGACTGAGTTGTGAGCGTTTGAGTTAAAATTGCTTTTGAGATTTCAGCATTGCAGAAATCAACCAGTCCTTTGTAGATATCGGGAGATGCAGTTGTTGCACCTTCATTTTTAATATCAATCGATTGGTCATCAAATATGACTGCAACTGCATCCTGAACCATATCTTCGAGTTTATCCCGCAGATCATTCATTAATGTTTCGCCTGTTCCTCTTGGCACTTTTCCAATTACTTGAGGCATTCCAAACTTTTCTGCGAATGTAACCCAGAACTTCAATCCGCCACGTTTGAATGTTACAGACCAGAAAACCCTGGACAACAATTTTTCACCGTACGGATTCAGATAGGACGGATTATTTCTTGGCAGGAGAAATTTCATGTCCGGAACAGGATCACGTTTCATCCGGTTTCCAAAATCAAGCACGAGTTTGTTTTCATCATTAAATGAAAACCATTCCTGCGGTTTGGCTTCAATCTTTACCGGTGTCCAAATTCCATTGATGATTTGAGGTACAACTTCAATCGGTTGATATCCATAAAACAAGGCATCCAATATGTTTGATGTCAGCTGATACATTTTTTGACCTTCAAACATTTGTTTCACCAGTTTTGCCTGACGGGATTTAGATTTGCCACGATCAATATCCCATTCCATCGAAAGCACACCAGCTTTACGCTGTTGCACTACAGAACCCACGTGTGGATCAGACATCAGTTCACGAAGGACTGCAATGGATTTTCCCATCTTCTGCAGAACCGGATCCGGGTCTGGAAGAAAACCCATGAGTGTGTAATTATAAGGTGAGTTCTGACGGGTTGCCAATTCACCTCCGGTAACCATTGTTGATGGTTTCGAGGGAAGAGGTTTAAAAGTATTGTCAGGTAGCCAGATTCCGTTTTTTGCCATAACTCTCCATCAACCGATATCGGTTTTAATTAATCAGTAATTCCAAGTCAGAACTTCAATCTTTTTCTTCCTGACTCCGTCTTTCACTTTTGAAGCTGAAAGCGTCATTTCAATGTGCTTTGTTTTCCAGCCATTTTTTTTGATGTACTTATCAAGGATTTCATAACTGTAGGAACTCAGCAGGAATTTTCCTTTGATTTTTGAAAGCACTTTTAAAAGGTCTTCAAAATCCTTTAAAGTGTAGCCTCCATAATGTCCTTGAACTGAATTTGGATAAGGTGGGTCACAATAGAAAAAAGAAGTTGATTTGTCACGTGACTGAATCACACGCAGCGCATCAGTATTTTCAACAGTGACCAAACTCATTCTTTCTTTTAAAGCTGCATCAAACCGGAACTTCTTGTTCTTGATTTTGATCGCTGTTTTGCCTTCAAGGTCATATCCGAATCCCGCTCCGATCGCACATCCGAAACTCATATTGGTTTGAACCCAGAATGCCCAAGCTCTTTCTGTATCATTGAACAGATCTGCATTTTCATAAATTACTGCAGCTTTTGCATGAGCAGTCCGGGAATGAATTGTGTTCTGAATCATTTCATTCAGTTTTTCAAAATTCACTTTGGTCTGTTCGTAAAAATTGGTCACTTCACGGTTTCGGTCATTTATAACTTCAACCAGACTTTGAGGTTTGGCAAAGAAGACTGCACCTCCTCCGAAAAATGGTTCAGCATAAAGAACGTGCTTCGGAATCATGCCAATGATTTCCTTTGCCATTCTTTGTTTACCACCATAGTATGAAATTGGGGTTCTGGTAATAACCTGTTTTTCCTGTGCTGCAGACATGTGAGGACTTCCTTTAGTAATTTTCTGTTATCGAACTTCTTTTTCTTTTTGAAACGATCACCACCGGAGGACCCGAACTGTAATTTCTTGATGCGTTTTCTGAAAGTGCCTTTGCCCAGAAATGATCTGAGTGTCCGGCTTCTGTTCTGTCTGCATCCAACCTGATTGCACCTGAAGCTGTAACTGATCTTTCGATTGCGTGAAAGTCATTACGGATAACTTCACTTGCAGGAACAATTGTTCTCCTGTCCTGCATTCTGTTTTTCAGATACATTCCCATTTCTTCTTTAACGGTATTTGTAAAAATCACCGGCTCAACTTTAAACTGACCAAAATCAGCCTGAGCTTCTTCAGCAAGTTGCCGTCCCATTCCGGAAGCATCAATGCAACCACGTCTCATTATTGGATGACTGAGGTAGTGATATAAAACTTCACGCTGTTTTGGGAATGGAGTTTTTTCCATGACAATTATTTTTCTTGCATAAGTCAGATCACCAAGTTTCTGATCAATCCAGATAACAGACAAATCTTTTGTGCGACCAATATCCATTCCGAGATATAAGTCTCCTTCCATCAGGTTGGGAAGTTCCTGCCACAAGATGTTTTCCTGTTCACAGGAGAAGTATAAATCGTAAGGAATGAAAGCGGTTGATTCATCAACCGGGATGCACATATATTCTTCGTTGAAAATCGTATCATCACGGCAATCTTTTTTGAGACCGGCAATCCATTCAGTGCGTTCAATCTCGGTAGTTAACTGTCCTTTGATTTTATCAAACAATCCCTGTTCAACTGCATCTTTAATTGAAACAGTGTGAAGTGACCAATCAGATTTTCCGTTCTTTATATCTTCAACCAGTCTGAAGTACAAGCTCTTTTTACCATGATGGGTGGAAAGAATTCTGATCGGGAATCCCCAAGTGGTTGCAGGTTTTGCAGCCTTCCATAATTCTCTGTCCTGTTCATGGAATGCAGCTTCATCCCAAACTACTTTTCCTCCTTTTGACCGGAATCCTTTCGGGTTTGATGAAAGTGCCGTGATTCTTCTTTTCTTGGTGATTTTATCTTTGGTGATCTTGAATTCAATGACAAGAGTTTTGATGTCCTTTTTTTCATCATCGATAATTGTTTCATCAAAGATTTTTGCAGCTGTATTAAAGACCTGCGCAAACTGACCGCAGTATAAAATATATTCTTTTGCTGCGGATTCATCTGCAGAAGTAAACCAAACTGCAGGAACTGTTCCTTCAACAATATCACGAACATCTTCAAATGCCTGAACAAAGGTTGCACCAATCCGGCGTGACTTTTCCCAAATCTTTATCGGAGATCTGTCTTCAAGCCATTTAACCTGATAAGGCAGGAAAATCTGTTTGATTACATCAGAGTTGGACATCGACTCCAAACATTTCTTTTATGAGTAATTTAAACTGAAGCTTCTGTTCTGATTTTTCATCTTCAGTTTGTTCGGTTGCTGAATCTCTGACAAAATCAATAAGCGGTTTGTCTGTCATTTTAATAAGAGACATTGCGGTTTTCAGCGCCCTGAGAGAAGTGTTGGAAGGATTGGTCATCGCTTCCTGAAGTGCTTTTTTTGTAACTGATCTGAGACCTTCCTGAATGTCAACCTGAAAAGCCTGTTTCTTTTTCCGCTTTCCGTCCCAGTCTCCTTCGTTATACCAATTGTATAAAGTCTTTCTGGAAACCTTCCCTTCGAGAATTCCAAGTACTGTGTCGATGGACATTCCTTCATTCACATACAAACGTTCTGCTTCAGCAGCGTAAATTGCAGTCTTAGCCAAGATCGTCCTCCAGTTCCTTAATCAGTTTTTTGTTCCGGATATATTCTTCCTGAATTTTGATTAATTCATTCAGAGCGACTCTTGCACTTTTCAAGTCCATTTCATCAGGGTTTGAGTAAGGATCAATCTTGTCACGGATAACCATGACCTGAGCATCAGATTTCATTTCCAATTCTTCGACCTGATTTTTTGCGTCAGCCAGTTTGGCTTTCAGTTCCAGAATTTCTTTTTTAAGTACAGACATTTATTTCTCCATCGATTTGATTAGTGCTTCAAGTCTGTAAAACGCTCCGGTGTTTAACTGGATATATTCCTGATTTTCTTTCAACACCTGAATAAGTTCTTTATTCGACTCCTGCTGATTTTCATTCATGACCCGAATCTGGTTGGTCAGCGTTACCACTTCATCCTTGTGGTCTTTGATGATTTCATTTATCTGCGATTTGTTCTGACTGATAATCGCCTTGATGACTTTGACCAGATACCAGCAGGAGACTCCCCATATCAACAGAAGAATTCCTGACATGACATAATCACCTGCAATGAGTTTACTTGCTTCCGCAGCTGCTGAAAGTTGATCCATAATTATTCCTGTTTGTGTGTGGTAGTGCTTTAAAAATCGAAAGATTTTTAAAGTGTGAATTAAGTCTCAAAGTTCGCGCTTTTTTTTCGGCTCAACTCTTAGAAGTTATAAGAGATTAGCCACTAAATGAGCGAGAACTTTGTATCATTCGAACGGCAATTGTTAGAGCCAATTCACAAATTTCAGAGGACTGCAAATGAGCGAAAAAAAGTTTCATCAGATATTCCGTGCAGGAACTTACACAGTTCTGGTTGGCGGAAAAGTTCAGGCAATAAATCTGACCGAACAGAACATTCAGGAAATTGTTGATCTGTTTGATCCTGCTTTTCTTGATGCACCCATCACTCTTGATCACGTTAAATCGGGACCGGCTTTCGGTTGGGTTGAAGAGTTGAAAAAAGAAAATGATATCCTCTTGGCTTCGTTCAAAGATGTTAATCCCGAGTTTCAGGAAGCTGTAAATAAAAAACAGTATAAACGCATTTCCGCAGAAATCCTGCTGAGCCAGGAGACACCAAAAGGAACAGGCGCATATTTGAGAGCTGTGACTTTTCTTGGTGCAAACTCTCCGGCTGTAAAAGGTTTGAAAGAAGTGAATTTTGCTGAAGACTCAGCTCCGCTGTGTATCGATTTTCACGAACCGGAAGTGAGGGCTGAAGTAATTCCGGAGATGACTCAGGTTTCATTTGGTGAACTGGCTGGTGGAAAAGTGTTGAATGTTCTGGCAAGTGATTCCGAAGTCGCTTCTCAAATTCTTGCACAGTTTACCGATATGGCAACAGCTAAAACAAAAGCTGAAGCTGACTTAAAGGCTCTCCGTTTAACCTACCGTAAAAACGAGTATAAAACATTTTTAAATGAATCAATTCTGTACGGAAGTGTTACTCCGGCACAGCTTGATGACATGCTGAAGGTTATGGAATCCCTGGACTCGATCACACAATTCCAAGATGTCGAAGGATCTGCTTTCGAGACTTACAAAGCTTCAGTAAAAAAACTTCCGAAGATTGTTGAGTTTGCTGAACTCGCAACCAAGAAAAATGCGGAAGGTTCGGAAGGTGGAGAAGTTGAAAATCAAGCAGAGTTCTCAGATGCTCCAGCTGACAGACAGGAACTTCACAGAAAAATTCAAGCTAAAGCAAAGGAACTGAATATTTCCTATGCTCAAGCATCAACTTTAGTTTCAAAATAGGAGTTAGTTTAAATGTCGACAAAATTACAACGTATCGTTGACCCGGTATTGACCACACTTGCCCGTGGTTATGCAAATGCTGAACTGGTTGCAATCTATTTGTTTCCTGTTGTGTTCCTTCCAAAAGAAGGTGCGAGAGTTCCAAGATTCGGAAAAGAAGCTTTTAAAATTCATAATACTGAACGTGCCATTCGTGCGAACAGTAACAGAATTTCTCCGAATGATCTTGATTCCATTCCAGTAAATTTCAAAGAGCATGATCTTGAATATCCGGTTGATTACCGTGAAGAAGCAGAAAGCATTCTGTCAAAACAGAAACATGCAACTGCAGTTGTTTCAGATGGTATTGCATTACGCCACGAAAAAATGGCTGCTGATCTTGCGCAGGATCCGGCGAATTATGCCTCCAGCAATAAGATTGCTTTGACCACAACCGGCTGTTGGGATGATTATACCAATTCTGATCCGATTGCTGCAGTTGAAACCGGAAAAGAAGCAGTTAGGGCAAAGATTGCAAAAATGCCGAACACTATGATCATCGGTCCGGTCACTTACAAGATTTTAAAATCTCACCCGAAAATTCTTGACAGAATCAAGTACAGCATGAAAGGTATCGTGACTGTAGAATTGCTTCAGGAAATTTTTGGAATCAAAAGAGTGATTGTCGGAAACGCAGTTTACTCAAATGATGCAGGGACAGCTTTTTCTGACATCTGGGGAGATACCTGCGTACTTGCTTATGTTTCTGAAACACCTGATGAAGCAAGAACTGAATATGATGCGTCCTTTGGATACACATTCAAAAAATCCGGATATCCACAGGTTGATACTTACCCTGAAACTGGTGGGAAAGTTGATATCGTTCGGTCAACCGATTTCTTCAATCCGATGATTGTTGGAGCTGAAGCTGGTTATCTAATCACCAATACCAAAGCGTAATCTCCGCTTTGGCTCTGTGACTGAAAAAATAATTTGTTTGTTTAATTTTTAGAGGTGATTAAATGGCTGATGCAAAAAAGAAATACCGTGTCGTTTTGACCAGTATTTCAAATTATGAAAAATCTTTTCCTGAAGGTTCAGAAATTGAACTGACAGACAAGGAAAGAGAAGGTCTTGAAAGATTCACAGTTCCGGTTGCTGAAGGAAAACCTAACGCAGGTGGAGCTAAAGACGATAAGAGAGGCAATAAATGAAAACGGAATTAGTTATAGCGAGTATTACCCAAACTTTGGCAGCCACGGTTGCGCAACGCAGATTTGTTGGATTTGCAGGTGATTATCCTGCGGCGAACGGAAAAGCGCTTGGGGTTTCAGGAGATGCAGGTGAGTCAGGAGAATCCATTCCTGTTATTACTCACGGTGTCGTTTTGGTTGAAGCTTCAGGAGCAATTTCAGTTGGTGGAGCAGTTGCTGCAGATACAAGTGGAAAAGCAAAAGCTGCAACTGCTGTTTCAATCACAGTTCCATCTGGAGCAACTCCTGTTACTTCAGATGCTGCGCAACCAAACTTGGTTGAAGCTGGTGGTGTATTGCCACAGGCTGTCAACGGTTATGCGCTTGATGAAGCCGCTGCCGATGGTGATTTGATAAGAGTGAGATTAAATTAATACCACCTGATGATGAATGAACCGCCATGAAAGGGGTGATAGCCGAGTAGTGGTGGTTTTATTTAACCGGAAAATTCAATGTCATACACAACGCAGGATAAGATCGAAAAAGCAATTTCAGCAAAGACGCTGATTCAGCTTACTGATGACTTGAAAACCGGTGTAGTGGTTACTTCTGTTCTTGACGAAATTCTGGTTGATACAAAGGCTTTGGTTGATGGGTATTGCGGAACTGAATTCACTGATCCAGTCCCGAAAATAATAGCGGTGATTGCAACTGATATTGCTGTGTTCAAATTGTACTCACGCCGGATACAGGGTGAGATGCCGGATTCGATTCTGAAGCTTTACAGCAATGCAATAAAAACACTGGAAGCCATTCAGTCAGGGAAAATAAAAATCGGTGAATCACAACCGATTGAAGACCTGAAAATCAAAACGAATAAGTCAGCTGAAGACCGGATTTTTTCGAAAGATGTTTTAAGCGGTTTTTAACATGGGTAAAAACAAGATTGAAATCTCATTTAAAAACCTGATTGTTCTGATGCTTTTATGTGTGGTGAGCGGTTGCGGAATTGGAATTTATTTTATGCTCGACAGCAGTTTCTGGGTCGGGTTTTACTTGGGCAGAATTGACATCTGGAATATATTAAAAAGTTTGATTGGAATTTAAAATGAGTTTAGACAGCATTTTTTCAGAACTGATGGCAACACTCCTGGTACTTGTACTTGTGAGTGTTTTCAGTCTGTGCGAAACACCGCTGAAGAAAGTTTTCATCTGGCTTCATAAAGAAGCTGGGCTTTTGATGTTTGGTGTACTGTGGATTTGGTTTGCATATCTGATGATGGTTTATACCATGAACGATCCAACTGCGTTCAGATATAAATTCTCTCCATTTTTTGCAGATATGTTTGAGTTTGGCTGGATTGTCATATTTGCCGGACTGTTCGATTTTATCGTCTTGTGGGATTACAATACTTGGCACTTAATCTGTATCGAAAGGAACGAATCGTATGCGAAAATTATCGGCGCTATTCTTATCGCTGGTGCTATTCTGTGTAACGGCACTACCCTATAATCAACCTGTAAAAAAGGAAGCAAAGGTTGATTTCAAATCGCTTCATCTGGCGCACATTGATTCAGCTCTTGGTTATGTTGGAGTTGTAGAATCAACCGGAAAAAATGACGGTTATGAAATTGAGAAATTTCTTGCTTATGTCGGATTGAAAAAAGGAAATCCTTACTGTGCGGCTTTTGTTTCTTATAACTTAAACCGTTGCAAGGTATCAGAACCCACAGTAAGGTCACCTCTCGCTGTAAATTTCATTACAAAGAAATCAATCAGAATCCGTGATATCATTTTAGGCACTAAGCAGATTCCACCCGGTGCAATTTTTGTGATGCAGCAGGAGAATACTTTAAAGGGTCATGTCGGATTTATTACGGGCTACTCAGGCAATACGATTTATACTGTTGAAGCCAATACAAGTCCGCAAAAAGGTACACCTGAAGCTGAACGTGATGGAGGCGGAATATATGAACGTGTCCGAACACTTGAAACAATCGGAAAATTATCACCACGGGCAGTTACACCAGTCATATACCGAACTTAAATAACTGTGTCAATAAACACCAAACAACTGACTGCGGATTTCATAAGTAAACTGCAGTCAGCAATTACTGAAGTAAAAGATTTTCAGGCTTTTCCAAAAGATTTAAAAGAGTATATAAATCTGTGTCCTGATAAAGTCATTCTGATCAAATATGCCGGAAGTGTTTTCAGTAAACCGGAAAAAGGAAATGACATCTACCAAAACAGATCATTCCTTTTTCAGATTTACCTTCTTGAAAAAAACTTCAATGCGGTGAATGAAGATGAGACAGAGCTTTACGAGATAGTGGATAAAATACTGGATACGCTGACCGGATACCAAACGCCGGGATTCAAAAGAATGTATCCAACAAACGATGAGTTTGTTGATGAGCTTGATAAAGTTTGGATGCACGGAATAAATTTCACACTTGAAAGATTGAGGAAATAAAATGCCAGAGAGATATTTACAATACTTCCCGAACGTTGAATCACTTGCATTCGATGTTTACCTGCGCCCGGCTAACGGTGGAACACGCTGGAATAAAATTGAAAGAATCGTTGATCCGAAAGTTCCGTTCAATGATATCGAATCCAGAAAAGACAGTCACGGAAATAAAGGTGTGCTGCGTACAGACATTCTTCCAAATTTTGAAATACAGTCATGGGATTTATTCACATGGAAAAAATTCCGTCAGGATGTTCGTGCCGGAGTTGATGTTTTATTTGTTGCCAGTCAGTTTGTTGAAGTTGCAATTGCTTCAGGTGAAGCTGAAGTCCATCCACAGATTTGGGTGCCGGGAACACCAACTGCAATTCCTGTTGGTACTGATGTTAAAGCATTCATCGGGTTCAGAAACGTTCGCGGTTTAATTACCAGTGATATGATGGGTAACGGTGATGAAATTCCGTTGATCGTTGCTTTCGAAATTCAGAACAGAGCTGCTGAAGCTGACGCAAAGATTCACTTCACTCCTCCAGATATCACACAGGTTTCAGTAACCAATCTGGACTGGAAGGCTGTGCCAACAGGCGCATCTTATGTGAGCTGGTACTATGACACAGCAACCGGAGCGTTCTTAAATACCTAACAGTTGATTCTTATTCCATGCAACCTCCTCCAGCCGGATGTTGGCTGAAATGAAAATTTCTTCCGGCATCCGGCTTTTGTTTTTCAGGTGAGTAAATGCCAGATATTTTAACCGACATAGTTCTTAGGGAAGCAGACGTTGAAATAGTTGTTGCAGGACAAACCATTTCAATGGGTCGGGTTTTTGATGTAAATATTTCTCCTAAGCCTGTTGTTTCAAAAAAAGATTTTTTAGGGCGTTCAGAGCTGAAGGGTTTTTTGATCAGAGTCGATTGGGATTCAAACCAAAATTCAAATGATTGGCTTCGAGAGCTCACTTCTTATGTTGACAGTTTGATTGATGTTAAAATCAAAGAAACCTACACCAACAAAGTTTTTCCTTTCTCAAATGTTTATTTGGCAATAACTCCGGATATCAATTTCAATCTTGGTGAACAGTTGATAAGTTATTCAACTGAACGCTATTTCACTCTGTCTGATTGGATCAGTCTCATTCCTCCTGCAGGTGATTATGTTGGGTACTTTGAACGGTACAACTATGATTTTTCAATGGAGTCTGAAGAAGCAACGTTTTCAATTACAGCAATAACTAAAACGACAGACCCATCAGTTCCAACATCGACAGGATATCGTGCTATTATAACAACCAATGCTCCGCACGGTTTCATTGGTAATAAACTGATAAACGTAACTGTTCCAGCAGATTCATATTACAACGGTTATCAGCCGATTAAAGTTATCAGCCCTACTCAATTCTGGTTTCCGATTTCTTCTTCAGCTGGAGGTTCTCCAAGTTTAAGTGGTGCAATCTGTAAACAAAGCAGCTTCACAATCTATGCTCGGATTGATTCAAAATTAATTGTGAAATCTGCCGTTGCAGGATATCACGATTGTGAAGTTTGGATCCGGAATTATTTACTGCCTGAAGATTACCAGTCAGGCGATTATGCGTTTAAAGATCATGCAGCTTTCAAAACAAAAACATTTCACATTCAATCCACAACTGATCAGGCAGATTCAACGATTTCAATAAGTGGTTGGGGAATTGGTGGAATGGCAATTCAGTCAACTCTTGATGTCTCAGCTGGAACTTCTTGGCAGTTACTTGCAACAGCTTCAATTTCAGCTGCTAATTATGCTTTATTGACTGGAGCATACTCATGACAATGGGATGGCGCAAACGTTTAAAACCTGCAGCAATAATTCCCGGTGTGGTTATTAAATCCGCAGTATCAATTACTGAATTTCGGATTGATCACTCAAACCGAAAAAATGGACTCAGTGTTTTTTATGAAGTCTTTGATAAAAATACAGCTTACTCCGGTGGAATAACTCTTGCAAAAGATGTGAGAATGTCAGGAAACAATCTGATAATTCCGTTGACAGTTTTTCGGACAGATCAGACCATTTATCCAGCAACAGGAAAAAATATATTTACGGACTCAGGAGTAAATTGTTATCATTGGAAGTGTGAGTCATTGAATCAATCTACCAACGCAATGGATACAAGAGCAAAGTTGCCGGACGGTACAACTGTAGTTGGTGGTCAATATCAGGTTGATACTGCGAATCATAAAAAACTGAAGCTTACAAAAACAAGTGCAGACGCTGAAATAGATGCTGCCAACTTAACACAGATTTTATCAGACAGCCAACGTCTTGTGGTTAAATACTACATAGAAGATGTTGATATCACTTTTTATTGAGGTTTATAAATGGCTCGTTTCGATACAATAATTATTACTACTTCAAATGTATTTGATCAGGTTATTTCTTCGCAGAAAATATTTTTGAATGATGTTTTAAAAGCCACATTGGATACCACGCTGAGTGGCCAGATCGGATTAACTGTTGACCAGTTTAACGCACTATCCAACGTTGCGAATCAAAGAGGTCAGAAAATTGGTTCATTGTTCAATGACAGTTCAAAGGTTAGTTCTGTATTGTTTTCTAAAGAATCTTATTATGAATATCTAACAGGTTCTCATGCAGGTGAGAAGGTTAAACCGAATGCCTCAGATGCTGCTACGTTTACTGTGCCAACTCGTGATCCAGCAGTCTATGGTGCAGAAATCAGAATCGTATTGATTGAAGTCACTGCCTTAACTTACGGCTGGTACTGTTCACGGATATCCGTCGGAACAAGTAACACAGCTTATGGCCCGGCTGAACGTAGATATCAGGATATTTTTCTGCATGATGCCGATTTTGATTTAAGTCGAGTTCCTGGTACTGTTGGTTTTTGGTCAGGTATTGCCAATCATACAAATCAATCAAATGCTGCCGAGAAAAATACTGCGTTATTTTTTGGTCAGGGTAACAATCCAGCAACATCTACTATTTTAGAATATCCAAGATGTTATTCATCCGGAACAAATAAAATGACCATTGGCACTAATACTGCTTCTGGTGTTTCTGAATCTTCCAACGAAGCAATAAAGACATTCGCATTTGTCATTTTAAATAACAACCTTTCTTATTATGGATTTGATTTTTTTCCGCTTCAGTCTGGAGGCGGTTCAGAGTTAATAGTCGTTAGAAGAAATGGATCGAGTAAGATTGTCGTATCAAGTAATGGATCACTTTTCCCTTCTGTAACCTGTGACGGAACATCAGGAAATCCCAATATACCTGCAGCTCCAATTCTATATGTATTGTTAACGATTTCTGCTACAGCAGTTATTTTAACAATTAATGGGATTTCACTAACCATTAAAAAAACAGGTGGAGCAAATCTTACCGAGACAGATATTAATGGTGCAATTACAACCAATACCAGACAGTCATTCGCAGAAAATGGTGATTTTAATGCTGGTACAATTGATAATTATTTTGCTTATATGTGGTTGAATAATTCAAATCCAGATGCTGAAACTCAAGCAAAAATTGATAATCTAATGAAAAAAGTAGCCTTATTGGTTTAAAGGAATTTTATGATTTTTCAAACTTTTAAAAACAATGTGAATGATCGGGTTTCAATACTTGCGATCGGATTTCTGATTGATAATAAAGAAACCGAATATAAGGATATCACAAATTATTATTTGGTTGGACAGCCAAATACAATTCGTGATTCATTTGATTTGATTCAAGCACGAATTGATCAATTGGCACAGTTCAATATAACAATGAATTTTGAAGATTTATTTTCAACAGCAGTTGAAAATATGACGATTCAGGAAATCTATGCTCTTTTAAAAAAGACGGCACAGCAAATTGATTTTAAAGTCACTGCTGAGCTTCAAACACTTGGGCACATTCCTTCACAGCTTTCGATCAGCAAGGAAGAATTTGATTTATACCAATCATCAATCGAAGACCAGTATCAAATCAAATACAATGGAATTGTGGGCGTTTGGGAAGATGAAAAACATGTTCGTTTCGGAGAAGCAGTAATTCAGATTTCCGATTTTAAAATCAGAGCAATTAAAGCAGGGGTCAGTCTGTGAGATTTTCAGTTAATGGAGTTGAAACTGAATTAATACCAGGAGAAATGGAAGAAGACTTTATTCCGTTCCGTCCGTTTCAGATTTATTATGAAGATCTCAATTCTTTTTTGACTGTAAATGATGGAGTACAGTGGAAAGCAAAAGTATCTGTTCCAAGAGATTTGGCTTCAAATATTTTCACACTTTTGAATTCGATTTCTTCAAGTAAAAATATTCAGGTTTATGGGTTCAAAAAAATTGCAGATGGAACTTATATCAATATACTGAAACTATCTGCTCCGGTATTTTCAGAAAGCGTTCTTGATGAAGAATGGGGCTGGTCATTTGAAGTCGAAGAGCGTTACCCATCAAACAGATATCTTCCTCTTCCCGGGAGCGGTTCAATTATAAAGGTTGAACTTATTGAACAGGCACTGGAAATGTATATTCCTGCGATTGAATTTGATGAGCTGCTTCAAGAAAAACGCTTTGTTTTCGAATATGAAGACAACTCATCAGAAGAAGAATTGGAAGCGGTAATTCCAGTAATTCAAATCGAATTCAACAGTCTTTTAAAAGGTGAATTTTTAAAAGCGATTATCAAGGAAAGATTGGCTGCCGGAACACTGAAACTTACCGTTACCGGCAGCCAGTTTTTTTCTACTCAAAAAACAGTGAGATGTCTTGAAGAGGTTGACTTTAAACGTCACCAGAAAATTGGTTATTCAACCTACTCCGGAGTGCTTCATTTTATATTGATCGATGCACTTACGGATGTAACAATAGATACTGATTTAATTGATACTTTTTAAGGAGGAAATATAATGGCAGAAATCACATTAAAAGATGGCAGAGTTTATAAATCAAAAAGTCCTGACGATATCTTATTGGTTCAGGTTATGGATGGCTTTAATTTATTGGGAACAAAACTTCCATTGATCTTCAGCCAGATGGAAAAAGTTATTTCCAAACCGGAGCAAAAAACAGGTGAAGAAAATCAGCCAGAAACTGTGAAGGAAACCACAAATTTTGATGTTATTAAAATAGTTCCATTCCTGATTTCCCAAGGCTTGTTTTATGATGTTGCAGCACTTCTGTTTTTAAATGAAAACGATGAATACATTTCTGCCGAAAATGTGAAGCTTACAAAGTCATTGGCAGTGCTGGAGGCACTGCGTGATTTTTTTACGGGTATAAAAAAACAATGGATCATTATCGAACCCTTGTTTCAAGACGCAAAGAAAAAAATGAGTCAGGCTCAAACGGTTTCCTGAAACTGATTTATGACCTATCTGAAGGTGATGTATCTAAATATAATCCATACCGGAAATCACGCTTCTCAGATGTGCTGTTTACTGTTGAACAGCGCAATAAAAAATGGAAACAGGAACAGCTAAAAAAAATGATGAATAGGAAATAAATCGTGTCCAACCAAAATCAGAATCTTCAGTTCAAAATCACTATTGATGGAAAGGAAGCCACAGGCGAACTTTCTGTTATTGTTGGAGCTGCAAAAGGTGCATCTGAAAAGTTGGTTTCCGGATTCGAAAATGCACGTGATGTTCTGCAAGGTTTGGAATATGGATTAAAGGCTTTCAAAGATACTTTCGGGAAAACATTTGAAGCATTCCGTGAACAGGAAAATTCAGTACGGAAACTGAATGCAGCAAGTAAAATTACCGGGACTTCACTCGAAGAATTGAATAAGATTTCCGGTGAAACCAAGACAGTATTTAAACTGTCACAAAATCAGGCAAATGAATTTACGATCGTACTTTCAAAACTCACTGGAAAAGCTGGTGATTTGGGAAAGACTCAGAGTGCTATTGCTGCTCTTCTTGATCTTGGTGCAGGACAAGGTTTATCTGCAGAACAATCACTAACAGCAATCAATCAGGCACTGTTGGGAATCGATGAAGGAACGGATAAATTATTCCAAAAAAATCCTTCAGTAATTTATGCTGCCTATGCGAAGATTATTGGTACAACCGCTGGAATGTTGACTGATCAACAAAAAGCTCAGGCATTGCTAAATGAAGTTTTTGAAGTCGGAAATAAACTGACGGGACAATATTCAAAATATCTTGAGTCTGCCGGAGGATCAGTTGATCAACTGAAAACAAAAACTGAGCAAATATCAGCTGCAATTGGAGAATTTATAGCTGGTGCAATTACTCCTGGACTAATCGGATTGAATAAAATTATTGCAATATTTCAGGAACTTCCAACTTGGGTACAAGGCTTAACTGGTACACTTGTTTTACTAACCGGAACTTTAATTGCCTTGCAGGTAACAGGTCTGACTGGTGCGATAAAAGCAGGAAATCTTTTTATTTTAAACCTGTTTGGAGTTGAAGCTGCAGCAGGAGCTGCTTCAATTGGTGTGAAAGGATTTTTTGTTTCACTCGGTCCAATTGGTTGGGCAATTATTGGAGTAACTGCATTGGTTACGGCTTGGGGATTATTGAGTTCTGAAATTGAAAAGAGCGATAATAAAGGAAGTGATTTTATAAATCGTTTACAGGGTTTACAGGCTCAGGTAAATACTGGTGGAAAAATAAAAAATGGAGGACTTTCTCCATTGATGAGCGCACATGATATAAGTGGATTGCAGACAGAAGAAAAAAAGAAAGCAACTATTGTTTCATATCTCGAAGCTTTGAAGATTCAGTCGGATTTAACAATGCGTTTAAACTTGGCTATAATAGCACAGAACGATGCAAAAATTAAAAGTCTAACTGAAGAAAAAAACAAAATAGATGCAGTTGTTTCTGCCTACAAAGAACTTGAAAAAAGTGCTCCGGAAAAGCCTGAAATTCCTGTTCAAGATTATCCTTCAAACGATATTCCAGTTGGCGATTCTCCTACCAGTATTTCCGGTTCATTTTCTGATTACAAAATTGAACAGGCGAGAATAGAATCAGAAGCGCAAATTAGATATGCACAGATGACAACCGATGAAAAAATAAGACTGACTGAACAGGAAATTAAAGCTTCAGAAGATGGCTCGGATCGGCAACGTGACTTAACTAATTCCTTGACGCAACTATATATAACCAAGAAGATGGAAGAGTTTAGGACTCAAAAGGCATTGTTTGCTTCATTAGTTGATTCTCTAAAACAGTCTTCTTCAGTTATGACTGATTTTCTTGTAGATGGATTTACAAGAGGCTTTAAGAATATAGAAAATGGGTTTGGAAAATTAACTGATCGGTTATCTCAGATATTTTTTACCCAATTTATTAATAGGATGATTGGAAGAGGAATAGATCTTCTTTTAACAGCTCTTGGTGTTCCTGTTCCAATTGGAAGTGCTGTAACTGCTTTTGCTACAGGTGGTGTGGTTCGCGCCGGAAATCCAGTCGTCGGTGTTGTTGGTGAAGGTAGATACGATGAGTTTGTTACAACCAAACCCGATATGATAACTGTGCTAAAAAATGAAGTAGTACCTGAGCTGTTAAAATCACCACAATTTAAGGTGTCTCCTGCCATCCAAAATCAGTTCACTCCCGATGATTTTAAGGCTGCTGTTGAGTCAGCAAACTTAGTTTCAAAGACCACACGCCGGAACCAATATGAATCAAATGCCGAATCTGACCGATTTAAGACCTATAAAATGAGCCGTTAA